AACGCCTGGTAGACCACCCGGCCCTTGGGGGTCCGCGACGGCAGGCCGCGCATCGTGCGGCGCTCCACGGTGTGCGTGCCCCCCTTCTTGGACCTGCGGGTGTACTTGCTGTACGCATCGCGGTTGCCCACACCGAACTCCCAGGCCGGGTAGGCGGTGGCCGGGACCAGGCGCTTGCCCGAGCCCACGGCCCGCCGGGAGTTGGCGGCCATCGCCACGGGCGGATTGCCGGCCTTGACCCGTGCCCCAACGGCCAGGACCTTGGCGTCCATGTTCCCGATGGCGTGGGTAGCGACCAGCTGGGGCCACACCTGGTTGCCCATCTGGACGGTGGCCCGGTTGATGTCAGTGCGTAGCGTCTTGTCGGCAGCCTTGAGCGCCAGGACGGTGGCCTGGAGCTCGCGGTGATCCTTGACGCTGAGCATGGGTCAGGCGGCCGGGACCAGGACCGGCTTGGTGGAGCCGAGGGTCACCTGGGTGGTGGCGTAGGCGTTCACCGCGCCACCGATGGCACCGGGGGTGATGGTCAGGGTGGCGGTGAACGACGGACCCGAGCCCGACTTCGGCTTGAACGTCGCCTCGACAGACTCGCCCTCGTTGGCCAGGAGGTACTGGGACAGGCTGTCCACCGTCTCCCAGTCCTGCACGTAACCCAGGGTGGCGGTCCAGGTGGCCGTGGCCACGTCGGTGACCGTGTTCCCACCCAGACCGGTCCAGGAGATCGTGGACGCGCTGGGCGTGAACCTGACCTCGCTGACGTGCTTCTCGTAGGTGTCGGTGCCGAGGGTGAGGGTCACGTCCTTGAGGACGAGGGGAGCGACAGCGATCTGTGCCATGTCATGCCTCCGTGATCGTGATGCCACCGGACACGGTCAGCGTCCAGGAGTGGATGGTGTTGTCCTGACTGACGGTGCGCTGACCGCCGGTGAGCAGGTACTCGGGCGCGTTCCACAGGACGGCCAGGACGGCCTCGAGCGAGGCGGACAGGTCGTCCTCAGCGCGCTTGGGGTCCTGGTGGGCGGTGTAGATCAGGACCGTGAGGTCGACCTGGTAGTGGCCGTTGGGGGCGGCCTCCAGGTGCTTGAGGTCGGTCGCCCAGGCCATGACTGTGGGGCCGGTGATCCCGTCGACGGTGCCGGGGTAGCTGAGCACCCGCATGGTGGGCAGACCCTCGGTCAGGAGGGTGACCAGACCGCCCTGGAGGCTCACATCACCCTCCCCACGCGCCGGGGCCGCAGGAGGTTCTTGACGGTCCAGTCCATCGGGAACACGGTCACGGACAGCCCGTCGGCGCCAATGGCGTCACCGGACCCGGCCAGCGCCGACCGGTACAACGCCCGGGCCTGGGCAACCTGAGCCAGGGCGAACCGGTCCGGCACCGGGTCTGGAATGACGGGGGTCTGCACGCCCGTCGTGGGGTCGGTGGTGTACGGCAGAAAGTCCACGCACTGCTCGTGCGCGGCGCCGAGGTAACGGACCAGGGCGGCGGCGTCCATCGGGGCGTCGGCCCACTCCTCCAGGTCGGCGGCCTCAACCCATCCGATCAGCGCCATGACTCACCTCCCGTTGGTAGGGGCCGGGTGGGGAGGCACTCACACCCCCCACCCAGCCACCTGTTGGTCAGGCGGTGTAGGGACCGATCAGCGCGAGGGCGTCCGCGTCGTGGACGTTCTCGGCCATGTAGCCGAAGACCCCGACGTCGACACCGCCGATGGTGATGTTCTCGGCCTCCACGCGGATCGGGATCTCTCCGAGCTCGTGGATGGTCATGGCCTCGCCTGCGCCCACGAGGACGTGGGCTGCGGTGATGCCGGCGTGCGGGATGACCTTGAACGTCTGGATCGTGCCGTCCTCGAGGCCGAGCGCCGCGTTCAGGTACGTCAGCGTGTCGTCGTTGCGGGTGAGCAGGATGTCCCGCCAGATGTCCGTGGCGACCACGGCGAACGTCGGGAGCGCGTTCGCGTCGGTCAGGACCGCCAGGGCACCGTCGACGATCTGGGCCATGCCTGCGGAGACCCCGGTCGGGACCACGCCACCCTCGACGGCCGCGCCCGCAGCGGTGAGCGCTGCGCTGAGCGCGGCAGCGTCGGAGACCTGGGCGTAGGACTCGGTCATGGCCTTGTAGTAGGCCTCGAAGAAGCCCGCGTCGCCGAAGTCCTTGAACTTGCGGTCGATGTCGTGGGCACCCGCGATGCGGTGTGCGTCCTCGGTCACCGGGCGGGTCTCGACCGCGGCGGACGGCACGGCGGTCTTGTTGCCCGTGTAGGCGGCCACGACGGGCTTGGTGACCCACTTCCAGCCCTTGACCTCGAACGAGGTCAGGGTGGCGTGGTTGAACAGCGGGATGATGCGCCGCTGGAAGGCCCGCCCGGACCACAGCTCGCCGACGAACTGGGGCTGTTCGATGCCCAGGATGTTGGCGGGCACGACGTCGGACAGGGCCGCGAGCAACTTGCGCTCGCCGCCGGACTTGTAGGCGTCGGCCATGCGGGCGAACAGGGTGCCCGCCTTCATGGTCCGGGCCGTCTGGCGCGGGGCCGGGCGCAGGCCCTGGGGGGCCGCGGCCGGGGCCGACGCCTTGATCTTCTCCGCGGTCTCGGCCTTGGCGGCGGTGAGAGCCTTGCCGGCCTGGCGCTTGGCTGCGCGCATCCGGCGAGCAAGGGCGGGGTCGGCGGGGGTGGGCTGCTCTTCGACGACGGCGACGGCATCCTCAACGATGACGATGGCCTCGGCCACGTCAGCGGGAGTCTCGGCGTCCTCCAGCACAACCACTGCCTCTTCCAGGCCGCTGACGGCCTCTTCGATCGGGTCCATGTTGCCCTCCAGGTCTCCCGCGTCGGCCGCGAGTAGCAGTGCGGATGCAAACGCCGGGTCGGTGACCGCTCCAGCGCCGGTAAGAAGTGCCTTGATGAGGCGTCCCGCCCGGATGACGGGGTTGTCCAGCTCGACCGACACGCCGGGCCGTAGACCCTCGTCGGCTTCTACCAGCAGGTCGTTGCCCACCGATGTGGCGGCGATCTTGAACGAGGCGACGATGCCCTGAGGGGTCTCCTCGATTGACGTTGCCTTGCCCACCGGGCGGATGCCGTCGTGCTCGATGTTCAGGTGCACGCTGGACACGTCGGTCGGCCAAGTCACGGTGCCCTTGGTGGCGGTGACCTTGCCCTTGTTCGTGTACCCGACCTCCCCGAACGGCAGGAGCAGGTAGGTCAGGATGCGGTCGGCCAGGGACGCGGTGAGCAGGGTGCCCCGTACTCGGATGGCGGTCATCAGTCCTCCAAGCGCGGGCCGAGGCCCGTGTCCGGCGTGGTGGTCAGGGCGGAGAGGTCGAAGGCGACCGACTGCCCCCGGGGTACGCAGTCGTCCATCGACAAGCGCTCTTCGATGGGGAACGCCCAGCCGCGGAGCGTGTGATCGTTCAGCTCAGTCCGACCCACCAGTGCGTTGGTGTAGGTGACGCCGCTGGCGTTGACGGCGGTGGCGTCGGCTGCGGTTGCCGGGAGGTTGAGGTAGCGGGCCATGTCGAGGGCGGAGGCGTTGCGGCCCTCTACGAACAGCTCCAGGGCTTGGTCGCCGTGGGCGTGCACCTCGAACCCGCGGGGGGTGACCATGACCACGCCGTTCTCGTCGGCGCGGGCCGTGACGTAGGTGTCGCGGATGTTCCCCATCTCAGCCAGAGTGAGATCCTCGTCGCCGGTGTAGCGCAGCTCGACGACGGGCACGGGGTTCTTGACCCGGGCTGCCCACTGGGTCTCCAGGTCGAGGGCGCCCCGGATGGTGCGGGCGGCCTCGATGAGCAGGCCCTCGCCGATGCCGGGGATGAGGATGACCTCGTCGGCCGGTGGGTACTGGCCGGGCAGGTCGTCTATGACTACCTGCCAGTTGACGTCGAAGTGCCACTGGTTGATCGGCACCCGGCGGGCGTCCAGGATCAGACCCCCGCTCCCCCGGTTGACGGCCCACAAGCTCCAGCCGTAGAAGAGGACGTCGTCCAGGGTCCAGAGCATCCGCAGGCGTGGGGGCT